TCAATGTTAACACATGGAAGCTGGGGCGGTAATCACAAAAGTACTTCTTCCGCGCATTAGACAGCTTGAGAAGGAAGTTGCAACACTTAGAGAACAAACATGGCCATATGTTCAGGCAAAGAAAGAAGATATGGGTCTGAGAGATATGGAAGAACTCGTAGATTTTTTTAAGGACTTGGACGATGAAACTATTTTGAAACTCTTGAGAATGAAGAGAAAATTCACAAGAAATCCGGGGTTACAGGGTAGGGAAGTGGATATTGTAATGTCTCTACGAAATAATTTTTGTTGAAGTATAATAAAATATGGGTGCGAGTCTAAGCATTTTTACTTCACCAGTCACTGCTTTTGATAAAAATAAGGATCTTGATGATTCGTCGTTAGTTTCTTTAATATGTTCGTGTTTATGTTGTGCTATGATGTTTATGGCTACTACACAAATACCTATTAAAAGTCCACCAATGATGGTGGCTATGCTCGTATGTTGCATTTCTAGTGTTTTCTCCACGATTATGGTAGGAACCGATCTTGGACATAGATTTACACGCGATTAGAAAAAATCGTCTGTTCTGTATAAGTTTACATTGAATGAACCAGTTTTGCCAGTCACCGAGACTGATTCATTTCCATATAACTCTTGACATCCAATGTCGTCCATGCAGTCACGAGAATCATGACTCACAGGAAGTGGGTACAAGTTTTCACCACCGGTAGTCGTGTAGTAGTGGTAACGATCGCGGCGACCCCTGACCTCTTTACCATAGAGGGGTAATGTCTCGTCACCTTCACCAATGAGGACACCCATCTGCTGCATGTGACCAGGTTTGTACTGCTTGATGGGAGGTTCCCTAAACTCCGGGCTACGAGGCCTCTCTTGGGACACCATGGGTCTGGGTGGTACGGGCATCACTGGAACTCCTACAGGAACTTCAACCACTTTTGGATTTTGGTACATGTAAAGTACGACAAGTACAAGTACGACTAGGGCACCCCATAGAAGCTGAGTCTTTGTCTTGTTCTTCATATACTATACTTAAGGAAAATCTTTCAGATAAAGACATGAAGGTATTGGCCATAGATATTGGCTACCACAATATGGGTCTTGTCGTAGCTGAATGTGGTAAGGGTCCTCAGATTGAGATTAATTACGTAAAGAAGGTAAGTCTTGAAGATTATAAACATATATACTCAAATGACATGGTTGACCTCATTCCTTTATTTGTAGAAGACCACCAGGAATTATTTGACACATCTGATACAATTCTTATAGAGAGGCAACCACCTGGTGGTTTTACAAATATTGAGATACTTCTACATTACATGTTCAAAGATAAAGTGATTTTGGTTTCACCCGTGAGCATGCATACACATTTCGGTATGAGACATCTAAACTATGAGGAAAGAAAGGAAAGAACTGTCAGTCTCGCTGAAAAATTTACCGATATTGACATTCCATATGAAAGAAAGCATGATATAGCTGACGCTGTATGTATGTTGTTATACCACAACTTTAAGGTGTCTACTCATTTTTTTGACAGATTTAAATATTCACCTAAAGTATAAATGCCAACCGTGAAACAGATTCAGAGTGCGCGTAAAAAATTGAAATCCACCCCCAAACCAAAGGGAAATAACCCCAAGATACCAACAGCTGCCCTACTCCGTATTATCAAAGCGGACCCCAAAGTAAGTCGTAATAAGGAGTTCATGAAGCGTGTTCATGAACTTACGAAGAAGAAGTAGACTTTTTCTTTTTCTTCTCTGCACTGAGAATCACCAAAGAATTAACCACCTTTTCTAAAACTTGGGTCATGTTATAGGTGCCCGGATTATTCTTATACTTTTTGAGCTGATCAATGTTATACTCTAAAGAGTTCTGCTCCTTCTTCATCTGCTCATTGAGAATTTTCATACGTTCCTTGGTCTCTTTGATAACCTCCTCAAGTTCTCCCTTTTTAGTTTCAAAGTCCTCATCAAACTTTTGAGACATATCTTCAAGATATTGATATTGCTTCGTGAGCAGTTCCTTCTTCACAGAGGATTTAGCAACACCGATGCGCCTATCAATCTCAGTCATCTCCTTCTCGATAAGATCGAGAGATTTCATGTAATTCGTTTCCATCATCTTTCTCTGACCCTCAATATGTCCAAGATTGGCTTCATGTTGCGCGAGCTCGTAACGAGAATTGCTCATATTTTCTACTTGTTACTAGAAGCGAATCTTTATATCACTTTGAGATCTTACCAGACAGCAGATCTTTGAAATCATCTATAAACATATCAAATCTACCAAGGCGATACTGTACCAAACCCCATAACATGAAGAAAACAGTCTTCGTCAAGTTGTTCACCTCGTTGTCTTCCATTTTATATATAGGGCTTACTACTCGGTGCATAAAGGTTTCCTCTTTCTGCTGACCTGTCACGTACATCTCGGCTTGTGTTAAAGCACATGTGTCGTCGTTAACCGACCAATGATAGAACAAAAATGGGATAAGTATGGAGTAAAACTCCAAGTTACGTCGGTCATTCGTGAATGGGATCACGAGAATGGCGATGAGAAAAATCAGGTGAATCCAAAATATTATGTTCATCTATTATAAGATGAGCGAAGAAAATTTTGGGGGTATTGTTCCTTCGTCACTAAGAAAACAAGAACTTGATTTAAGAGAAAAAAGTTGGAATGACCAACACGAATCTATATTAAGGCAGTGGGGTGAGGCTGCTGGATGTTACAGATATATGAATCACAAGGCGTTTCTCATGTACAAGTCACTCTCCATGAAGTTTACTTTACCCGTCATCGTTTTGTCAACTATAACTGGTACGGCGAACTTTGCCCAGGACCAGTTTCCAGATAGCATGAAAACTGCTGTACCATCTATCATTGGTGGTCTTAACTTGATTGCTGGTCTCGTCGCCACAATTATGCAATTCCTCAAGATTAACGAGTTAATGGAAAATCACAAAGCTGCAGCTCTCTCGTATGGTCTCCTGTCTCGTAACATTCGTTTGATGTTAGCCTTACCAAGACGTGAACGTAGTGCAAATGGTTTAGACTTTGTGAATAAGTGCAAGGCAGAGTATGATCGTCTCATTGAACAATCACCAGCTGTACCAATCAGTATTCTAAACGAGTTTGAAAAAGAGTATCCTCTGGACAATATGTTTACAAAACCAGAGATACTGGATGTTAGGGCCATACCAAAATTAAAAGTTGCAAACGTAACCGAATCTGTAACTAAGGGTGGTCCATTTAGCAAATGGGGTGAATTAATCAAGTCTAAAAGTGAGTATGACGAAAAGACTAAACTTTTAGAAGAGATGCAGTCCGAAGAGGATGAAGAAGAGGAGGAAGAAGAGGAAGAGGAAGACGCTAAATCAGCGGTCTCTGAAGAACAGATAGACGTTGAGCAAGGTATACCAAAAGAATAAGTACAGCAATGTTAGTTAAAGCTGCACACAACGCATATGGTAAAATTTTCTTTTTTAAAGGTTTTACGATACGTTCTTGTAGTGCGTCATTTTCGAGCACCAAATCTATGGCTTGATTAGTAAGGTCATCGATGGACTCTTTCATTAAAATAGTTGAACAAAAAAAGGAAGAGCCTGTTGCCACACTTCACACGAAGCAGATTGACCTGTTGAAGAAATACATTCAACAGAAGAAAAATGTATTCATATGTGGTTCAACGGGTGTTGGAAAGACATATGTGTTGAAGGCTGTATTGAATGAATGGAATAGCGTGGAGATTGAGAAAGAACATCTAAAGTCTAAATCCCACTTCCTCACATTTATCAAAACGGCACCCAAACATGCATATATTGAAGACTATGATTCTGAATATAAAAGTATCGTTGAGAAAGTGTCCGATGGTGATCGTGTCACGCGTGGTTCTCTCGTGGTGACTTCAACTAATATGTGTATGTTTCCAAACTTTGAGACAATTTTTATACCTAGACACAAACCCGAAAAGTTACTTACTCTGACGGATGATAGATCAACCCTCGCTGAAAGTGCGGCGTTCCGATGCAATGGTAATATCCGAGACTTTTTTTCATATCTAGATGGATTTGATGAAAAAGATGTTTTCAAAACCCCGAAGGAATACATTAAAGACATCTTGAGTGATCCAAGTCCCATAGGAATCCCTGACACAATCCATGAACATGGACATATTTGGGACATTTTTCAGGAAAACTATTTAGACTCCAAAGGTGTAGATGTCACAGCCACAGCGACAGCATTTTCTGAAGCTGATGTTTACGACTCACACATGTATACAACCGGTGACTGGCATCTCATGCCCTACTTCGTTCTAAATGCTCTAGCGATTCCAAAATTAAAACAAGGTCAACCTTTGGATAAGGATAAAATTAGACCTGGAAGTTGTTGGACAAAATATGGAAACTTCAAGATGAGAAATCAAAAATACAAAGAGATTCAAAAGAGGTATGGACATAATCTACATATAGAGGATCTCTATCTCATAAAGAAGTATGCAGAAAATGGAGACTTACGACCTATGATGGATTATGGTCTTACTCCACAGGATTTTGATGTTATGAATCATTTGGCAGTCGGAAGTAAGTTAAAACAAAGAGACGTGACGAGAGTAAAGAAAGCATTGAAAAATGCCTATGAACAAAGAAAAGAGTGAAGAAGAAGAGGAATCTCTTGATTGTGTCAAGACTATCGGAAATGAGATCCACTTCTATGGTGAGATCAGTCAAGAAAATACCCTAGAGTTCGTAGAGGCTTTTAAGAAGTTGGAAGTTCAACTCCTCAAACACAAGGCCGATCTCATTGGTTATGAACCTAAAATTAGGGTTCATATCATGAGTGAAGGTGGTGATGTGTATGCAGGCTTCGCTCTCAAGAATATTCTAGAAAAGTCTAGAGTCAAGGTTATCACCATCGCTCAAGGTGCTTGTTGCTCCGCGGCTACTTTCATGTTCTTGGGTGGTTCAGAACGTAGGATGGGCTCAAATGCATACCTTCTGATTCACCAAATTTCTACCGAGATTTGGGGAGAATACAGAGATCTCAAACATGAGATGAAGAATTGCGATAAGCTCATGAATGACCTCAAAAAGATGTACATGGAGAAGACCGACATCCCAGATAGGAAGTTTAAGAAATTGATGAAGAAAGACCTCTATTTGTCGGCATCAAAGTGTCTAAAGTATAAGATCGCTCACGCTCTTGACTAATGATGACGTACCTTCTATAGAGACCCAAAATACATAAAATTATAAAAAGTATTGCAAACGTATTTGCATTCATAGGCACATTTGTTCGTTCTGGTGGCCTAAGTCGCTCCATTCTACCATAATTTACAACTGGAAGTGAAGACATCTATTTAAAGTTGAGAAATTATTCAAACGTATAATGGAACGCCTTATCCGCAAAGACAAGAATGGCCGCGAACGTTTCACCGATATCCACGTGGAGGATCTCGGTGATGGAACCGCTGACATCGTGAAGACAAGTGGCATGATCGGTAGCGACAAAGTCACTGTATCTCGCACAAATGTGAAAACGGGGTATGAGAAGGCTCTTGCTCGCGCCCAAACGATGTGGAACAATGAAAACACGAAGGGTACCCAAATCCTCCCGATGTTGGCCAATAAGTGGGAAGATCGTCAACAGTACATCTCCACACCCTTCTATGTTCAACCCAAAATTGATGGAGTTCGTCTACTTGTCTCCAAGAATGGATGCTTCTCAAGAACTGGTAAACCCGTTAAGGGGGTTGAACATCTTTGTGATGGTCTCAGAGAAGGCGAATGGTTGGATGGTGAATGCTATGCACCTGACAAGACCTTTGAGGAAATTACAAGTATGTTCAAAACAAATCCAAAAGATTTGGACTTTCACATCTTTGACTATTTTGATCTTGAAAGACCCAATCTAACTTTTGAAGAACGCATGGATTGTATCAATATTGAAACATTTCTCGTAAAGAAGAAGTCTGATGTGAAGACATACCATGACCTCTTTACTTCAAGGGGTTACGAAGGTGTTATGATTAGAGATCGTAATAGTACGTACGAAGTTGGAAAGAGGAGCAACTATCTCCTCAAGTACAAGGAATTTCAGACCGAAGAATATGAAATAGTCGGGGCAAAAACTGGTCATGGTAGAGATGCCAATGCTGTCGTTTGGGTATGCAAGACCCAAGATGGTCAGGAATTTACAGTGAGACCGGAGGGTACGATTGCTCAACGCGAAGAGCACTACAAGAACTTTAATAAATATATCGGAAAGATGCTCACGGTGCGTTTCCAAAACCTCACTGCTCTCAGTGTGCCAAGATTTCCGGTGGGTGTGTGTATTAGAGATTACGAATAATATTAGAGTAAATAAATGAACACCAAAATTGCCATAGACGTAGATGAAGTCCTTGTACACTTTTTGAAACCTATGGCTAAAAGGAAGGGAGTGAAGTTA